GCAGTCGCCCGATGAACACCAGTGCACGGCTGCTCTCTGCGAACTGGTCGTTGGTGGCTTCTGCCATGCCAACCACGAAGGACACAAGGGGGCCGAAATACCAGTCGCTGACACGCTGGGGAAGCGTGTCAGCAATGGCGAGCGGCTCCGGCGGCGACCACGCGCTGCCGACGAGCAGGTCAGGGCGCAGGCGGTGCATCGCCTGCAAGCCCTGATTCATGTAGTCCAGCAGCACATCCTCTGTGAAGCGATAGGGCTCCCGCCCGTCCTGCAAGAGCTGGCGGGCGTTGCGGATGAGGTCAGCCGAAGTCCTCGTCGCCATCGAACTCGTCCTCCGCGAACGCCGAATTGCGCGCGTTGCTGCCAACGTAGATGTCGCCGTTGCGCTCGGCCATCTTCGCCTCGAACTTCCGACGGCGCAGGCCGTAGATGAACTCGTCGTCGGTGCCGGGACGGAAGAAAGGCTCGAACTCGTTGACGCGGCGCTTGAAGAGCGTCGACCAGTTGGTGACGACACCCGTTGCCCGGTGCCGCACCTGCATGGGCGGGCAGCGAAAGTCGATGGGCTTGGCGCGCTTGGCGCGCGCCGGGCGCGGCTTGCGACGAGGGGTGTCGGCAGCAGTTGCAGGTTCCACGTTCTTCTCCTTGGGTAACGCCCGGCGTCCTACTGAATAGGACGCCGGGCGTCGGGGTTTCAGCCCTTGGCGACGACCGAGGCCGCGATGCACTCGGTCTTGATGCCCTCGAAGCCATACACCATCAGGCCCCGCATCAGCTCGCCGAAGGTGCTCTCCGAGCGCAGCGTTTCCATGTTGGTCATCTGCGCGGCGAAGGTCATCCCCATCGGGTTGCCTGCGATGAGCCAGTGCTGGTTGGCACCGGGGCTCGGCAGCAGGTTCGACGAGTAGAGCGTGAAGCGGTCGATGACGCCGAGACGACCGTTGCGGAGGATGCTCGTCCCATCGCCGGTCAGGCTGGCGTCGCGCAGCTCCGACTTCTTGATGAGCGAAGCAATCCACGACGGCATGAGCAGGAAGCGCCCCGTCTCCGGCACGTTCTGCTCGTCCAGCACCTGACCGAGGTCGACGATGTGTTCGAGGATGTCGGCCTTCGTGACCGTGACCGGCGACCCGGTGGCTCCGAGGTTGATGTCCCCGGAGATGCGACCGGCGGCGACGCCACGGTTCTCCGCGTTTGCCAGAACCGGCAGCGCGGCGAGCACGTTGGTGTCGACGCGAATCTTCATCTGCTCGGAGGCATCCTCCGCCCAGATGTTCATCAGGTCGATGTCCGACTGCGTGCGATACACGTCATCGAGAATGGTGTTGAAGTAGTGCCCTTGGTCGATGAGGAGCTGCACGATGTCGCTCGACGGACGCTCGACTTCGAGCATCATGTCGGGCGCATAGTCGCGGATGGTCACATCGGGCCGGGTGCGGATGTTGACGGTATCGCCATACGACTGGATTTCGCCCTCGTAGTCGGTGTTGGCAATGGCCGCGAGCACGGTCGCATCGTAGAACTTGTCCACGAGCTTGGCCGACCAGATTTGCGGGATGAACGTCCCCGAATATGCGGGGTCGGGCGCACCGCTCGGCGTTGCGACCGTGGGAGCCCGCATCTGCGGGGTGTAGCGAAGATTCGCGGGAGTGGGTGCGAAAGCCATTTCTCAAGTCCTCAACGGCTGCGGATGCGGCCTTCTCGCTGCGCGGCAAAAATGTCGGCTTCGAGACGTTCACGCTCCTGTGGATTGTTCTTGAACGCACCTGCACGGACATCGGCGTAAAACGCTTGGATGTCGCCGGGCGTCCATTCGAGCTTGGGAGGTTGACCGGCGGGAACCCCAGCGGTTCGACCCCTCCCCGGAGCAGCGAGCGTTTCAGGATTCACGCGCGGCGCGCGGTTGGGCGGCGGTGCCGCCCGTCCTGTTTCGGATTCGCCGAGATAGGTCTGGAAGAAACGAAGGACGCGCTGCCCTTCGTTCCGCTCGTATGCCCGCAGCAGGAGTGCGTGCCGGGTCATGCCCGACATCGCATCTTCCTCGGCGAGCCACGCCTTGAAGCCGTTGTCGACGTTGATGTTGCGCCACTCGGGCACACCAGCATCGAGAACAGCGAACATCTTTTCGCGCGCGGATTGCGCGACCGTGGTTGCGGCGACACTGGACTGCTCGGCGGCCTGCGCGACCTTGCCGCGCAGCTCGCTGACTTCGCCGGACAGGTCTTTGATGAGCGGCAGCAGCTTGACCAGCGTGAAGCGCGATGCGGCGTCGAGCATGTCGGCACCGAACTCCTCGACCTCGCGCTCGGAGACCGGGCTGACCGACGGCAGCTCGAACGCCGGAGGCGGCGGGGCGGGCGGCGCAACGGGCGCGGGCGGCTGCGCCGCAATCCGCGTCATCAACTCTTCCATGTTGGCGAGCCGGGCGTTCAGCGAAGCGTTGTCGTCCCGCAGGCGCTTGGTCTCGGCATTGTATTTGCCTTGCAGCACCCGGAAACGGTGCTCGTAGCCACCGCCTCCCTCGCCCGGCTGGGGTGCACCGCCCGCAGGCGGGTCGTCATCCGGCACCTCACCTGCATAAGGGGTCGGAGAGAAAGGCTGCGGGTCGCCGACGTAATCGCCGTGCGGCTCCGCTCCATCGAGGTCATCGACGGCTGCGGACGGTGCGGGGGGCTGCGCCTCGGGCGGCCCGGCTGCGACGGCAAGTGCCGCCATCTGCCTGTCGGCTTCACGATTGGCGCGGAGGACGGATGCAGGTTTTGTCATGAACCTGCTTATGTCACAGCGTCATGGCCTTTGAAAGAGGGATTGTATTTCTAGCCAGACTTGCGCGCGACCAGCAGCAATCTCCCGGTTTGCCGGGTCGCGGGAGTAGAGCGCGGTGCGGGTCTCGGCATCGGCCTGTGCGGCCAGCCACTTCTCGAACTCGGGGCGGCCCATCGTCAGCCGTGTCTCGGCAACGAAGCGCGCCGGGGAAGGAGGTTGTGTGCTCAAGCGTAGATGCTCGCTGTCGAGTCCACGCCGCAGCCGACGCAGTTGATGGTGGTCGTGCCGTTCTTCTCGGCCCGGACAAAGAAGTTCTCCGACCCGCACAATGTGCAACGGAAGATGTGCTCGCCGGGGGCGGCGGAGAACGGATACCGCCACTGGCCGCGCACGAGCCCGCAGGCGGGGCACTCAAGGTCGGTGGTGCCGGTCGGTGCCACCGCGTGCCACTCGTGCTTGCAGGCGAGGCAGACGGCCGTGCCTTCGGCTGTTGGCTCGCGCGGCGCGGGCCGCGCGAGCGGAACAACGTCGCCCATCAGTGTTGACCGGGGCGCTTGCCCTTCTTCGACTTGGAGCGATTCACGCTCTTGGCGATGGCGCTGTCCCCGGCGAGGCGCTTACGGGCCTCGGCCTTGGAGATGCCGAGCTGGCCCTTGCCTGCGGCAGCCGCGCGCATGGCCCGGTGCTCGGCACCGGAGCGGGAGGTCTTGTTGCCCGCGAACGGGTTGGGTCGCTTCGCCATGTGCTGCTCCTATCCCTTGGAGGTGGCCCGGCGGGGCACGCCGGGGGTGTCGGTCATCGGATTGAGTCGCTCACCCTTGCGGCACGCCTTGGGCGTCTTGGCACTGTCGCGGTGCTGCGGGCCGCCCATCGGGTCGTTCTCCGAGCGCGACAGGTGCTTCGCCGGGTGGTCGAACTTCATCCCGAGCCGGTCGGAACGAAGCGGCGACTTGCCGTGCATGGTCGGCTTGTTGAACTGCTCGATGGGCATGGCGGTCAATCCTTCTTCGGCGGCGCTTCGGACAGCGGGAGGCGCAACAGGAACGCCAAGTCGCTCGGCTTGTTGTGGGAGGTGGTCGCCAGCAGGCCGACCTTGAACGCCTTGTGGTTGAGCATGGGGGTTACTTTCCTTTCGAGGCAGCGCGAGCTTCACGCTTCGCGGCCTTGCCAGCGGCTAGAGCGGCCTGCCGCATCGTGTCAACCTTGGAGGCTGCCGCCGCAGGGGTGGTGCTGCCGAGCGTGGTGGTCGAGCGAAGCACAGCCTTGCCGGTGGGCGCGGCTGCGGCCTTGAACCCAAGCTCGCTGGCCGAGCGCGCGGCCACGCTGGCAGGCACCGCGAGGCCGCGCCGCTTGTTCTCGGCGGCGACTGCGGTCGCCGAGAGCTGGCGTGGCCTTCCAACAGGGCTGTGCACCTTGGCAAGCTCCTGCCGGGACGCCGCAGCCAGCTCGGGGTTCTTCTTGGCGGCTCGTGCACCGACGTTGCGGGTCAGGGCACGCTTCTGTTCCCCGGCGGTCGGAGACGACCCGACCCGGTTGATGGCGGGCTCGGACGGTCGCAGCGGTGCACGCGGGGATGTCGAAGAGGAAACCGTCGGGCGTGGTGTCGAACCGGAGGTCAGGAGCTTGGCCTTGGTGGAGACAGTCGTTCGCGGCGCTGCGGCGCGCGCAGGCGCGGAGGCGGCGGGTGCATCAGCGGCCTTTACCGCCCGGTTGTAGCTCCGAACCTTGCGTTCGAGCTTTGCCCCGGTGACGGGCTTCGGAGCTGGCGCACCGGCCGTCTTGGCGACCGTCGTCGATGCCTTCTTGGTGGTGCCCCTCGCCGTGGCGGTGCGCACCGCGCGCGTGACCTTGGCGACGGCGGGCGCTGTGGCGGAGGCGGCCTCACCTGCGGCAGCCGCAGCCGTGCCCGCGCGTGCGGCACCGACGCCCTTGGCGGCCTTGCCGATGGCGCGGGCAGCCAGTGCAGCCTTCGCGCCGCGCGCGGCCATGCCGAGGAGCGGCACGGCGCTGGCGACGTTCAGCGCAATGTTGGCATTGCGCTCCAGCGCAGCACGGCGCGGCGCTCGCGCCTCCGGCGAACGGTCGAGCGCCCGCCGGGCGCGCTCGCGGGCCTCGGCTGTCGGCGCGGGCCTGTCGAAGTAGGTGCGGGCCGTGCCGAGGCTGGTCGGGCCGGTGGTCGCCGGGACGCGCTGGCCTCGGGCGTTGCGACCCATCGCCGTTTCGAGCCGCCCCTGCCGGTTGAGAATGACGACCTTCTTCGGCCCGGATTGTGCTACCGTCTTGGTCTCGGTGACGGTCTTGGGCTTCGCCAGCTCGGTGGTGTAGCGCTTGCCGCCGAACGAGAACTCGTCCTTGCCCGCCTTGCGGGCAGCTCGGAACGCCGCGTTGAACTGGCGCGAGCCGCCAGCCTTGGGCTGCACCGTCTTGGTCGTGGTGACAGTCTTGGAGCCACCCCCTGCGCCGGGCGTCCGGCCCTGATAGGCGGGAAGGTCACTTGCCATCACTCTGTCCCTCGCGTCTTGCGGCGTCCAGCGATTTCGTCTGCACGGCCCGCAGGGTGTTGCGCTTGGAGTTGGTCTCCTTGTCGAGCTGGCGGGCAGTCTTGCCCCGAGACGCATAGAACCGCTGCATCGTGCGGCGATACCACTGCGTGTCGACGTTGGGTCTGCCGCCCGCCATGCTCGTCAGCGCGCTCCGGCCTTGGTGGTGCCTTTGGCGGTCTTGGCCTTGTTCGCCTTGGCGAACTTGCCGCCGGTCGGCACACCGCCCTTGCTGGCACCCGTCACCTGAAAGCCGACGCCGATGCGCGGCCCCATCTGGCTGCCTGCGCCCATCTTCGGGCTGCGCGCGTTCTTCTTGCCCACGTCATCTCCCTTCGTCATGTTGACCGGCTCGTTCCGCAGACGCTGCGGGTTCAGGACGATTGTCGACATTCTCCGCACCTGCATGGTGTGCCTCCTTGGTGTGTGAGGCGCAGACTAGCGCGGGTGATGGGTGTTGACAACAGGAAATGCGTGAGTATGCTTGTCGGGCATTCGTATATTCTGGCAGCGGTTCGTCCTACTCGAATAGGAACCTTGGACGCCCTTGGGCGTCGAAACGCCCCCTTCCTATTGCCGCTGCGGGCCGCCTGTGGCGCGGTCGATGGCCTCGGGGCTCCGGGGCTGCATCATGCCCTGTATGGGCGCTGCCGGGCCTTCCTGCGCCTGTGACGGGGCGGCGGGCGGGTTGCCCGTAGCCGCCGGGTTGGCAGTGGGGTCGACACCCTGCTGTTCGAGCTGCTTGCGCCGCTTGGTGAGGATGCTCGCCAGCTTCTTCTCGTCGAACCCGAGGTTGGCCGCGACCTCTTCGAGCAGCATGAGGCGTCCGTCCGGGCCGAGGAGCTGGGCGTCGATTGGGTTGGCCGTAATCTGGAGCATCTCCATCGCTCGCATCCGTTCGGCTTCCTGCTTCTGCGCGGCCTGCACGCCCAAGGGGCGGATGGTCTCATCGCCCCGGAACAGCCCGGAGCTGTCGGTCAGGAGCTTCATGTCGTAGAGCACGGAGAGCACGGGGGTCAGCACGCCCGTGTCGATGCCTTTGGCGACGAACCGCACGAGGCGGGCGACGTTGCCTTGGAGCTGGGCGAGGCCGGACGCGGTGCGCGCCGCGCCGCCCGCGCGGTCGGAGCCTGCCGCGTAGCGCGGGATGGCCGTCACCTCGTCGGCGAGCTGCATCGCCTTCTCCAGCACCCCGAGCAGGCTCGCCGCGTTGTCACTGGGCTGGAAGAAGATGATGGGCAGCGCCGTCGGCGCTGCCGGGTCGGCGACGTAATGAAACTGCTTCCACGGGTGCAGCTCGGTCGTGTTCTCGGTCTCGCCGACGACAGCCGTGTTGAGCCCCACCATCGGCCCGGAGTTATGGCTGACGAACCCGTTGGCGATGAAGTTGTGGTGCGGGGTCTCCATTTCGAGGTCATAGACCCGCTTCACCCCGACCCATGCGATACTCACGATGCGGTCGTAGTCGAGATAGTTGTGCAGGAACGGGTCTTTCCCGAAGTGGTCGTGCCGGGCGTGCCAGTCCTTGTGGCACGGCTCGCACAGCGTCATCAGGTTGGACGGCTGGCAGTTCCACGGGTCGCGGTCGACATGGTGGATATGCAGCCGGTCGGCGGTGCCGCACGACTCGCACGCGGGCTTGAGCTGCTCCTTCACCAGCTTGCGCCCGCGCGCAGTCGTCGCGCTTGCGTCGCGGTTGGTCAGCGCCTCCTCGGCCTGCTTCCGGTTCCACACGCTGTTCTTGCCGTGGCAGGGGCGGCACCGCTGGGCCTTGGGGTTGGACGAGAGCGGCGTGCCGCAGTCCGGGCAGGTGCGTGTGCCCGGCAGGAGGAGGACGTTGCCCTGCACGAGGGTGCGCGCAACGTGCGCCTCATGGTCGACGACTGCTTGCTCCGGCGTCATCACGGCAGTCGGGGGGAGCGCCGCGAGGTCAACGGTCGGGTGGCTCTCTCGGATGCCGGTGCGCCGCTCCGCCAGCGGCCTGTCTGCACCGTTGACAGCGATGAAGTCCCCCGGTGCAAACTGCCCGAGCGTCCGCCATTGCCCGTCTGCCGACATGAAGCGGTGGTTGTGGGTCGCCTCGATGCGGTAGCCAGCCTTGGTCGTGACCGCGAACACGTCCTGCTCGCCGTTGTAGTGAATGTCCTTCACCCGCTGCGCGATGAACTTGCCGGTCGTCTCGTCGAGCGCCCGCAGCACGTTGCGGCGCAGCCCGGAGTTGGGCCGGTGCTTCTGTGCCCACAGCTCGTCGAGCGTGACCTCCCGCTGTGCCTTGAGCCGCTTCTTGCCCGCGCGGGGCTGCCGATACACGATGGTGTCGCCGGGCAGGCAGGCGAACGCGATGTTGTTGATGAGCGCGCGCAGGGCCGCGTTGGCGAGACCCTGCGTGTCCACCAGCGCCTCCGGCAGGCCGCGCCCATAGACGGAGCCGGGCACGGGCTCGAAGCTCGCCGTGTGGTAGATGGCGCGTTCCAGCGGGTCGGGATTGAGGTGCGCCGACAGCACCGCGCTCGACAGGATGCGGATGGTGCAGTGATAATGCTTGAGCGGGTCGAGGGGGTCTGTCGAGCCGGGCACGGTCAGTGCGGCTGTCAGCGGGTCGCCGAGGAGCACGTCGCCGCGCACCCAGCCGTGGAACTCCAGCACGTCGTAGAGTCCCGTCTCGTTGAGGAGCGGGCTCTCGCGCGCTTCCTCTTCCCGGCGGGCGTTCTCGACGGACGACGTGAACGCCTCCACGAACCCGTCGGGGTGGGCCGCCAGCACGCTGCGGATGGTGTCGGCGGTGCTGTCGTCAGCGAGGCGCTCAAGGTCTTGGGCGGCGAACCGGATGCGCTCGATGACGTTGCCATCGCTCGGGCTGTGCACGCCGGGCGAGAACCACACGTCGAACGGGCTCGGCGCACTGAACGCCTGCCGGGTCTCGGTGACGACCTGCGGCTGGCCGCCGACATAGCGCACCCGCTTCTTGGCTTGGTAGAACGGCCCCTTGAGGATGCCGAGCGGGAACGTGGCGAAGTGGGCGATGAACTGCGTGAGGGCCCCGTAAAAGCCCCCCTCCACCAGCTCGTCGTCGAGCGCGTCGGCAGCGGCGCGGGCCTCGACGGCAGCCTTCTCCTTGGCGGCCCGCATGGCGTCTGCCAGCAGCTCGTCGCGGCGCTCTTCCTCCGCCTCGCTGCCGCCTGCGTCGGGCAGCGGCAGCGGCGCGGCTCCCGGCGGCGTCTCGGCTGTGTTGGCCGCGCGCTTGGCGGTCTGCTCGGCGGCGATGAGCGTGTCGATGGCCTCGGTCACGTCGTCCGGCAGCGACGGCGTTGGCGTCGGGCTCAACTCCCACGGGCGCTCGTTGCCGAGATACAGCTCCGACAGGAGTGCCATCAGCGTCCGGGCCTTCACCGCCGTCAGCCGGGCGAACGCCTCCGACCCGCCGAGTTTCTTGATGTCGTGCAACTGCGTGGGGGAATACTCCCCGTTGAACGCCCGCAGGCAGTGGATGAGCCGCTCGGACACGCCGAGCGTGTCCCGGTGGCGGCGCATCATCTCGAACTCGCGCCGGACGAACGACCCGAGCTGGGACTCCTGCACCACGTCGGCGTAGTTGGCGACGGCCTCACCGATGGCGATGTCGGCCTGCTCCGCCCGTTTGCGGGCGCGGGCGCGGGCGGAATTGTTGCGCACCATGCCGCCGGAGCCGCTGGTGGTGTGCATGGCCGGGACGGCACGGTTGGCACGGCTGGCCGTCCCCCGCGTGGGGTTGGGCTGGCTGTCGGGCACGGCAGGGGTTGGTGCAGGCCCGCCGACTGGCGTGGCGTTGAAGCCGGAGCGCTGGGCGCGATAGCCGCTGTATGTCGTTGCCATGCGGGTCTGTTTACTCTGCGCGTCTGGAAGAGTAAATGTATGGATATGGCTTCTCTTCCTGCATCGCTGTCCCTGCCCGACGATGTGCTCCTTGCCCGCTGGCCGTCGCTGAACGTCGAGCTGCTCGCAGAGGAACTGGCCGCCCGGCTGCGGCCCGTGGCGGACATCTGGTCAGACCACGGCATCATCCTGCGTGCGGACGCCGAGGCCGTCATGGGCATCCCGTGGGTCAGGCAGTCCCTCGACGAGGCCCGCGCCCGCTGGGAGGCCAGCGGCAACGCCGCCGAGCGCATCAAGGCCCGCGCCCGCCTGTCGGTCGAGAAGTCGCTGGCCGGGCTGCATGGGGCCATCAACAACCCGGTGCTGCCGCTCAACCACCGCACCGAGGCGCTCAAGCTGGTCGCCCGGCTCGGCGACGTGGACGGCGGCGGCAAGGCGGGCGCAGGCGCGGGCGGCGCGGTCGGCATGGGGGTGCAAATCGTCATCGACCTCTCGGCGGCGGGCGGCGCGGCGGGCGCAGGGGGCACCCGCACCGTCAATATCGCACCGCACGTGCCGCCCGCGCGGGACAGCGCGGTGATTGAAGGCGATACATGCTGACCCAGTTCAAGGCCGCGCCCACCGTGGCGCGGTTCATGTGCAGCACCGCCCGCGTCCGGTTCCTCCTCGGCCCGCTCGGGGGCGGCAAGTCGGCAGCCTGCATCATCGAGGCGTTCCGCCGGTCGGTGGCGCAGGAGCCGAACGCGCAGGGCGTCAGGCCGACCCGCTGGGCCTTCGTCCGCAACACGACGGCCTCGCTGCGCATGACCACGCTGCCGGACATCCTGTCCTACCTTGGCGAGCTTGCCGATTGGCGAGTGTCGGAGAACACGGTCTGGCTGCGCTTCCCCTTGGCAGACGGCACCCGTGTCGAAGCACAGTGGTTGCTGCTGCCCCTTGATGAGCCGCAGGACATCAAGCGCCTGCTGTCGCTGAACCTGACCGGCGTGTTCCTCGAAGAGTGCCGGGAGCTGGACTTCTCGCTCCTGCCCAACATCATCGGTCGCACCGGGCGCTATCCCTCCATTGCGAACGGCGGCGTGATGCCGACGTGGAAGGGGCTGATTGGTGCCTCGAACCCGTGGCCGGAGGGCTCCGACTGGCACGAAGGCGTCGAGCTGGATGCCCCGGAAGGCTGGGAGGTGTTCCGGCAGCCGTCGGGACTTTCGGAGGAGGCGGAGAACCTCGAAAACCTCATCGACGGCTACTATGAGAACCTCTGCAAGGGGTCGACCGAGGCTTGGCAGCGCGTCTATGTGCACGGCCTGAATGGCCCCGACCTGTCGGGTCAGGCGGTGTTCGCAGACGTGTTCTCGTTTGCTTTCCATGTGAAGCACGGTCTGCGGGTGCGCGAGGGTGCACCCGTGCTCATCGGCATGGATACAGACCGCAACCCGGCCTGCGTGCTGGCGCAGCGCGGCATGGGGGGCGGCCTGCGTGTCCTCGACGCCATCTACGGCGAGGGCATCGGGCTGGAGCTGTTCGTCGAGAACGAGCTGAAACCGCTCCTCTACGAGTATTATGCTTCGTGCCCCATCGTGCTCATCGTCGACCCTTCGGCGGTCAAGCGCAGCAGCGTGACAGAGGAGAGCCAGTTGCAGGCGCTGCAACGGATGGGCTTCGATGCGATGCTGGCACCGACGAACGCCATCGAGCCGCGCCTGCGGGCGGTCGACGAGATGCTGTCCAAGCAGTTCGGCGGAGAGCCTGCGGTCATCTTCGACAGCATGGGGTGTGCCGACCTCATCCGGGCCTTGCAGGCGAGCTACCGCTACAAGCGGGACAACAAGGGGCAGCTCTCCCCTGCACCCGAAAAGAAGCATCCGTGGAGCGACCTCGTTGACGGCTTCGGATACCTCTGCCTCGGACAGAGCGCGGCGGGTCGCGGGCAGACGCTCCGGGTCATGCGACGGGCCAATGTCGCCCGCGCGAAACCCGCGCCGCCGGTCGGCGCGTGGACGTAGAAAAGCATACACTAACGGCGTAGTTACCTATTTTTCTCCCCCATTTTTACATATGCCAAGGGCGTATATACTCAATTTTTCCATACGCTAAGGGTCTAAATACCCAATTTTTCTCCTGTATTTGGGTGGGCAGATTCCATACGCTAAGGGTCTAAATACCCAATTTTTCTCCTGTATTTTTCCATACGCTAAGGGTCTAAATACCCAATTTTTCTCCTGTATTTGGGTGGGCATTAACCACCCCACCCCACCCCCCTACCC